GTTGTAAATGATGGTATCCCACATTCTCACTTGATAGGGAATGTCAATGAAGTTAACTTTGGCATCAAACGCCATTGTAATTGCAAGTTCAATTAATTTAAACTTGTCTTCAAGTTTGTCAACCAGTTGAACGTAAATAATATTGTATCGAACAAACTTATCCCAATCTTTGGTGTAGAACTCACGGAAAGTATCATACTCATCATGGTCAAGTTTCTTCTCACCCAGTTCATAGTTAGCGATGTAGTCCAATCGATATGACTCTTGATTTGTGTATGTGAATCTTTTGTATAAATCAAGGTAATCGAGTTGAGTAACACCACCAATATCATATGTAATGTTTTTGCGACCACTAATATAAACTTCGTCTTGAGATACAAGACCCCAAGGCGATAAGTCTTTCATAGACTTTTCACCAAGGACACGGTTGATGCGACCAGCAAGGTATGGTATGTCATACATCTGTGAGTTCCAACCAGTAATTACTTCTGGTAGATTCTTTCTCCAGTATGCTAAGAATGATCTAAGAAGATGAACCTCATCATTACATAGAATATATGTTACGTTTGGATCTTTATTTACAAATGGTCTTGAACCAAAAGTTGTAACCTTTTTAGTTGCATAGTCTTGTAAACTAATCAACAATAATTCTTCTGCAACATTTTCAACATCAGGGAAACCACTTTCTGCGGCAACCTCAATGTCAATCGTTACAAGACGAATCTTTTTGATATCAAACTGTATATGTTCTTCTGGATATTTTTCTGAAATATATTGATAAACGTATCTGTCATTGCCATATATTTTAAAGTTCTCGACTTCATCATACTTCTTGTAGAACTCACGACAATCTCTCACAAAGCCAGGTTGAATCGGTTCAACAGAGTCACCCTCTAGTGTTTTATATTTTGTTTTTCTTTTAGATGGAACGAACAGAGTTGGTTTCCATTCCTCTCGATGTGTGATGTGTTTTCCATTCTCATATCCACGAATCAAGAACTGATTACCTATGAGTTGTATATTGGTATAAAATTTCACGAAGTCACTTTAGAATACTGTTCAAAAATCATAGGACTAGGAGTGACAAGAGTTACAATCTTATCAGAATTAATCATTATTTCATTTTGTTCAGTATAGTCCTCCATCCATTTATGTAAAGCACCATCTACTATTTTGTAAGGTTTTGTTAATCTACAATTTGGATCTCCAAACTCTGCAGCGACCTCTTCAATCTCAGATACTACTATCTCCTGACTAGATAACAACAGGACTTTGATCACTTTCGTTTCTTCCATTAATTTTCTCCTCATAAAGTTTGACTAATTGTTCTTGTGGTTTGACGATAGTAACTATCCAATCCGCTGAACATGGTATTTGTTTTCTCTGAGCTGCAAAAGGAACCCAAGGAAAAAATGTGATAGATATCTTTGAATTATATTTAAGAGATGTTTCACTCTCTTGTAATACTTCAGGCTCTTTCTCTGGACTAAAATTCAATCTTAAAGGATCATCAAAGAAATATCCTACGATCTCATTTCCAGATTTAATTTCTTTCACATCTGTTATCAACTCTTCACCAGATTTGAGAAGTACTAAATTTACAGACATACAATTTACTCTTTGTTTACATTATAAAAGACCACTCAACAAAAGTCAAGTGGTCTTGTTTCTATAAAAATTTATTTATAGATAATCTTTTCGTGTGTGATGATCTGGAACTACTTTACCCAACTTGACGGTAAGGAGTCCATCTTCCAATGACACATCCCTGACTTCATAATCGTCTGCAAGTGACCAGGCTCTGTTGAAAGATCTTTGAGCCAAGCCTTGATGGAAGTACTCGGATCCATCCTCTTTATCTTTTTTCTTTCCTTCAACGAATAGTTTTCCGTATTCAGTATAGACATTGACTTCCTCCTTTTTAAATCCAGCAAGTGCGATCTCTAAACGAGACTCAGTATTATTTACCTGTATTAGATTGTAAGGTGGATAGTTTGTTAGGTTTCCAGTAAAAATCTGATCAAAATAAGTATCCATACCGATACTATTTTTTGTGATGCGATCCATTAAATCTCCAAGATCGGCAGCACGATACCTTTGTAAGTTCATAGTTCTCCTTAAGTAAGCGAGTGTAAGTTTTGTCCCCGAAGGCGACACTACTAATTATAACAGCAGACAAAAAAAGAAGGGGTGGTGAACCCCTCAAAAACACTTCGGTTTCCTCCCTAGTCTAGCAGTACTCTACAGTGGCTGACGCAAGATTTATCTCTTACATCACATTCCGAAATACATTCAAAGTAGTCATCAACTGCGTCATTTGGAGATGTCTCTCGTTCGACATTCATCCAAGGCCTTAAACTATTGAACGATATGAGATTGTGCATAGATTGTTTTGATTTAAACACATAACTATCTATATAAATTTTTAAGATAGTAACACTTCTTCATTTAATAGTTCTGGTTTTTGTTCCTCATCTTCTTTCAAATTTGCACCATCATATTCACTAATTAATTTTTTACCACTTTTGATAAATTCCTGAGACTTGTCCATTTTGATAACCATCTCAATCCTCCTCTGGTTTCTTTCTTTTACCTATATTGTATTTAGTTTCAAGATTCCAATCATTCTTTTCTTTATAAGAAATGACTTTAATCTGATTCAATGGTGCAATGTCATTCACTTTATCAGTAGATACAACAGAAACCAATCCCCAGTCTAAAAGTAACTGGATAATACGATTTCTTCTTTGTACATCATTAACTGTAATATTAGCTCTCTTGCCGTCTAATGCAAATAGTTCTTTAAAATGAACAATGTAGTATCTGCCTTGTTTATGTAGAATATGGCAAGACTGATATAACTTCTTTTCTTTTCTTGAGGCCACACCAATACGAGTCAGTGTTTCTCTTACCTTAAGAAAATCATCTGGTTCATTTAATGTAATCTCAATCATTTGGTCTGGCGACCAACTAATCTCAGGTTCCACAATGGAATTCATTTTCTACCTCCAATCTCAAGTCGATCTCGAATAAACGAGAATTGTTCTCTAGTCAAAATGTTTAAAACCTGTTTTGCCTTTTCATTACTATAACCATAGTATTGTTTGACAAGTTCAAGGTTTTCAATTTGTTCTTTACGAAGCCAAGGAGAGTATCTCTTCCTTTTCCTGAGACTATTTAGAAAAAAGTCATATTGTAACTTCTTTGCTAGATTAGGATGTTTGTTCATTTCATTTGCAAACATCACAGAATCTATCTGTCCAGATAAGCATCTATTGATAATATAAGATGGATACTGTTTTTCAATATCAGGATCCTCATCAATCAAATTATTTTTATTTGTGTTGATTGAGTTCAACCATTCTTTAAGTTCCATTTTTTTCTTTTCACAATGATTTGATCATTTTCATAATCAGGTATAAATTCTATAGGGTCATCATTATCCCAACAAAGTTCTCCATATAGAGAGTTTAGAATAGACATATCATCCCAGAGGTCGTTTGGTTTAGTCATGTTTCTCGCTCCAGTCTTTGAAATTAGTTTGTAAATCTAAAGGTTCGGGATCTGTGATACCCTTCACTTTTTTCCAATTACTATACAGTGCTTGGAGATGCCATGATTGAGATAAACTCTTTGGCCCATGTTCTAGAAGATCGAGTTCCATCTTATTTCTTGTATAAGATTTATACTCCTCCCTCCAGTTAGAATCATCAAATGTTTTCATAATTTATTTTCTAATAATAACAACGTCTCCTTCATCATCATCGTCTTCATCCTGTGCTTTAAAAACCAAAAGTTCTTCGCCAGATTGAACATCAGACATTTCTGGATGCACATTTCTTCTCTCTTGTTGTCTATTAAAGTCTCTTAAAGTTGAGGTCATCATAGCGTACATATATGCAAAGGTTGCCCCTGCGAGACAAGCAAAACAAAGAAAATATATAAAGACGCTAGTATCATTCATCGGAAACCTTGTTGTAGTATCTTTTGTATGGGGACTTGTTTTATCTTATCTATAATGTCAGTCTCTATTTTGTCTAGAATGTTTACATCTAGATGCATGAATGGTGGAATGATACCCAACATTCTTAATAGTCCATCGACAAATAATGCAAGAGTAGTGAATCCAAGAATCATACTAATGACAGTAGCTTCACGATTATGTTTTGCCATTGATTCATCATCGATTCTCCGTGCTTCATCAACAGCTTCCTTAACAGCAGCTTCAAGAAGAATTTTAACTTCTTCTTTTGTGTATGTGTACTTACGAATCTTTTCCTCAGTAACAGTTCTTTCTTTCGGAAGATCTGATAAAGGAAATTCTGTGATTAGTGTTTTGATCATGAGTAGTTACCTTATGATGTCGATGTGCATATCTTTAGTCCAAACCTCTAATTCTGTTCTAAGAGAACCACTGGACTTAAGACTTTCATATCTTTTAGAGGCCTTGTTCTTCCACCATTTGATGAGGTTCTCTTGATAGAATTTATCAAAGTTGATAGGGTTTTTCTCTAGTTTGTCAGTATCTCCTCGAATAACTTCTCTAGAATTAGCAAATCCATAGTCACTGAAGTAGACTCTTTTCTTTTCAGTTAGGTTCTTTGCATTTACAATTGCAGTCTGGAATTCCGCAGCCTTTTGAGAAGACGAGCTCTTTTTGATGATAGATATCATCTTTTGTTGCGTCTTCAACTTGCGACTCGAAGCGTCCTCTTTGACTAATAGTTTGTTGTTGTTTC